TTTAACTCTATTTCTATTATGAACAAACCGTTTATCAATCAATTAGATGATAAGCGAAATTATGTTTTTATGCTTGATGTACAAGCAAATATCACAACGTATCCTACAAAGGAGGAATAATAATGGCACAAAATTTAAACAGTGTACGTAAACATTATCTTGCACCATGGACCTCAGACACGACTAAACCAACCGAGACTGATTATAAATGGTTGGCTTCAGGGATTACAACAATGGGGAATGATTCCGAGGATGTGACTGAAGATTATAATGACTATACAGGAATCGATACAACTGATGTATTAGGTATCCGCAAGCGTTGGTCACCAGAAGGGTTTGTGGATTATGAAGATGATGCTCAAAAAATTGTTATCGATAAAGAGTTTGCAATTGGGAATGGGCGTAAAGTATGGCATAAGTGGGTATCTACTGACGGAACCACTTATGAGGGAGTTGCGCGCTTATTAGACATCAAAATTGCTGGTGGGGATTCCAATACGAAAGAAGAATTATCTTTTGTTATTCAACATGATGGTACACCAGAAAAAACACCAGAAGGTTAGAGGAGGTGATGATTCCCCTCTTAAAAAGAAAGGAAGATTTACATGAAAGCAATCCAACTGAAACGAAATATTATTGATATTCCTTTTCAGGATGACGAGGGAAAAACAGTCTTAACCTTACAATTTGACCGTTCGGACGAACATGTCAAAGAATTCCACGAATTATTTAGTGATTTAGAAGGGAGAGTTTCTAAATTGGAAAAAAATGGTAATGATTGGGATGAATCAGAAAAAGTCATTAAAGAAATTGCAGATGCAATGCTTGGTGAAGGCTCCTACGAAAAGATGTACAAATTAAATCCATCAGTGGTTATTATTACGCAATATCTCTATATGATTGCACTTGGCATCAAAGAAGAATTGGAATCAGAAGATTTAAAAGCTGTGGAATCAAAATACTTAAAGTAAAGGAGTGAACAGGTATGTTCAGCCTTTACTATCAGCCAGAAGATGTCATAAAAATTGAGGGTAAAGAGTATAAAGTTACGGTTACTTTCGATAACATTCTGAAAATCATTGATATGACGAATGAAAAACGATTAGCTCCTAATTATAAAATCAGATTAGGGTTACAAATGTTTTTTGGTTCAGATACAGATTTGATTGCCTTACCATTAGATATTCAGTCCAATATTTTTAATCAAACATTTTATAATTATGTGAATCAAGGGAAAGAAGAACCGATTCATACAGATTTAGCTGGTAATCCGTTACCAGCAAATTATAAAAAAGACAAAGAAAATTTTTATTCTTTAAAATATGATGCAGAGTACATATATGCATCATTTATGCAGGCATATGGTATTGATTTAATCGAACAGCAAGGTAAATTACATTGGCATAAATTTCAGGCGCTACTTGCAGGACTTCCAGAAGATACGAAGTTCAGGCAAGTAGTGTCTATTCGTATGTGGAAAAAGCCTAGCAAACACGATACAGAAGAAAAACAAATGATGAAATTGAAAGATGTGTATCGATTACCTGATGAAAGCGAGGTGGAATGATGGCTGATGGACGTGTTGTAATTTCGGTAGATGTTGATGGTAAATCTGTAAAAGTTTTAAATGGAGATTTGGATCAATTGGAAGGTAAGAGTCAAAAGGCTAGTTCTGGAATAAAGAATATGGTAACTGCTATTGGATTAGTCAAAGTCGCTAGTGCTGCATTTAATATTTTAAAAAGTTCACTTGATAGTGCCATATCTCGTTTCGATACTATGCAAAAATTTCCGAAAGTCCTTAGTGCATTGGGATACAGCGCAGAAGATAGTGAAAAATCTATTAATATGTTATCTGACGGAATTGATGGTTTACCAACCAAATTAGATGATGTTGTTGCTTCCACACAACAAATGACGGCAATTACTGGTGATCTCGAAGGTTCAACGAAAACCGTTCTAGCTTTAAATAATGCCTTTCTTGCCTCGGGGGCATCCACTGACGATGCTAGTCGTGGAATGCAACAGTTTAATCAAATGTTAAGTACAGGATCTGTGGATCTCGAAAGTTGGAAAACTTTGCAGGAAACAATGCCTTTAGCTTTGCAAAAAACAGCTGAAGCAATGGGATATACAGGTCGAAGTGCTCAACGTGATTTGTATGCAGCTTTGAAAGAAGGTACTGTTACATTCGATGAATTTCAAGGGAAATTAATTGAACTTGGTACGGGAACTGGCATGTTAGCTGATTTGGCAAAAGAGAATAGTCTGGGAATTGCAACAAGTATTGGTAATTTACGTAATAGTGTTTCAAAGAATTTAGCAAATATGATTACGAAATTTGATGAATTTACTCAAGCATTAACTGGTAAAACCATTGCTCAAAATATTGATGGATTAAAAGGGATTGTCAATGATACTTTTGGGTTTATCATTGAGCAAATGGATTATGCTATTCAACATACTGATGAAATAAAAGAGTTGTTCGGCGAAGCTAAAATAGTATTTGAAGAACTAAAAGAAGTTGCAATATTACTTGCTCCAGCTATATCAGCAGTTGCTGGTGCGCTTATAGCGTTGAAAATTGCCTCGTTGGTATCGTCAGCAATTCAAATGGTTACTGTTGCAGTCACTGGTTTACACATAGCTATGATGACTTTAAGCAATTTAGGACTTGTCGGAACAATTAAAATGTTACTAGGTTTTATGGGACCTGTAGGATGGATTATCGCTGCAATTGGCGCTTTGATTGGTGTATTTACTTATTTCTACACCACCAACGAAACCTTCCGAAATGGATTGAATAATCTTATAACAACTATTCGTGATGGATTAGTTACAGCGTTTCAATTTTTAATGCAAGTATTATCGGGAATTTTACCAACTTTGCAGACTGTTGCGTCTGTTGTTGGTAATACACTTGTTTTAGGTTTCCAAAAAATGATAACGATAGGCTCTGAAATTGCAGCAATTGTTGTTCCTGCAATTCAAAATTTTGTACAAGCTGTGAAAGATTTGATGGCTTCAGGCATTGATAGATTAGCATCTATTTTATCTACTATTGGTAATTTTTTATCAGGAGTATTTTCTTCGGGAGTTAGTTTAGCTAATGGATTGTTAGAAAGTATGGGAGGTAGTTTTGGTAAATTAGGTGGAGTTCTCTCTTTAGTAGTTAGTATGTTAACTAAATTAGCTTTGGTTATATTAGGGGTATCTGGTCCAATGGGTACTATTATTTCATTAGTTGTGGCATTTATAGCTGCATGGCTAAAAACTGGAGATTTATCTACTGGTGGAATCACTAAAGTATTTGAAGATTTGCAACAAAAAATTGGGAGTGTTGCTGATTTTATTAGTAGTAATCTTCCAAGGTTTATCGAATTAGCTACCAATTTGATTACTAGTTTTTTAAATGGTTTAACTGCGGCTCTACCTGGAATAATTACAGTAGCTTCTCAAATTATTACTATGATAGTAGATGCTATCGTTCAATATTTGCCTATGCTTATTGGTCTGGCTACTCAAGTGATAACGACATTGGTAAATGGTATAGCGACTGCGTTACCTATATTATTATCAGTTGGTATGCAAATCATTATGCAAATTGTTACTGCTATTACGACAGTTCTTCCACAACTTATACAAATAGGTATTACAATATTAACAACATTGATAAATGGAATTATTAGTGCACTACCAGTAATAATTGAGGTTATTATCACGATTATTACAACATTAATTGACACTTTTCTTACACTATTACCCATGTTTTTAGATGTTGGATTACAGATTATAACTACTTTAGTCAATGCAATCATTACAGCGTTGCCAACATTAGTAAGTGTAGGTTTAACAGCAGTAACAAGCCTGCTAGGAGCATTTATAGCTGCGTTACCGATGTTAATCGGTGCAGGTATTCAAATTTTAATGGCGTTGATAGATGGTGTGTTATCTATGTTGCCGACGTTAATCTTAGCTGCTGTACAAATTACTTTAGCCCTTGTGGGTGCTTTAATTGATGCATTACCTCAATTAATAAGTGCTGGAATCCAACTGTTAATGGCGTTGATTAACGGTATTCTATCCATCTTGCCTCAATTGATAGCTGCAGGCATTCAAATTATTGTCGCATTGTTAGGGGCGTTAATTGATTCATTGCCGAAATTACTTGATGCAGGTATTCAATTAATAACAGCTTTGGTTAAAGGTGTTATATCTATTCTTCCTCAACTTGTTTCAGCAGCGATTCAGTTAATCGTGGCGTTATTAAGAGCGTTGTTGGACGCTTTGCCACAACTGCTCGATGCAGGTATTCAATTAATCGGAGCGTTAATCAGTGGTGTTTTAAGTCTTTTGGGCCAATTACTTTCTGCAGGAGCTGAACTGATTGTTGGCTTACTAGGAACACTTCTTGGCTTTGTTGGTGATCTGTTATCTGCAGGTGTTGAATTAATCGTTAATTTTGTATCTGGTCTAATCAGTGTTATTGATGATGTTGTTTCAACTGCAATTGATATCGGCACAGCAATTTGGGATACTCTTTCAAGTATTGATTTGTTTGAAATAGGTAGAAATATCATAGATGGATTAATTAACGGTATTTCTAGCATGGCAGAAAGTGTTTGGAGCACAGTTACGAATATTGCTGGCGGAATTATGGATACAATAACAGGTGCATTAGGAATACATTCACCTTCCCGATGGATGCGTGACATGATTGGTAAAAATATGATGCTTGGCTGGGAGATAGGGATTGACCGAAACGCCAAAAACCCTCAAAAAGCAATGAAAGATGCTCTAGGTATGGTTGTACCTAACATTAGCACTGAAAAAGCAGTAGGAATTGGCAGAAGTGGTTACAATTCGGTTTCTAATACTATTATACAAAATACGTATAACAAAACGGGACAAGACATCACCGAACTTATTAATGCCATTAAGAATCAACCAGTGCAAGCTCAATTGATAGTAGATGGTGAAGTGCTAGCCGAATCAACTAATAAAACGAATGCTTTACAAGATGCTTTAAGATATTTCTAGGAGGTGCAAACTTGGTACTAATAAAAAAATTAGATGGGCATATTATTGATTTATCTCTAGTTGGAATTAAAACGTTAGATTTACTTATTTCATCTCCCAATATTCAACATTCGTTCGGTAATGTAGAGGGAGCTATGGGGGCTATTGATTTTGGTTCAACAATTGGAACTAGACAAATTGTAGGGAAATTTCGAGCGATGTCTCGTGATATTCCTACTTTTTCTTTATTGCGCGATGAAGTATTTGCTATTTTAGGTTCAACGCAATCGTTCTATTTAATTGAAAAAAGATTAAATGGTAAACAATGGCTAGTAAAAACAGATGGTTCATTTGATATTCCACAACGTAGTATTTTTGGGAATTTTGAAGTGCATTTTATTGCTATAAAAGGTGTAGCAGAGTCAATAATGACAACACAACAATTACAAACAAAAAAAATCAATACTAACGATGAAACTTGGTCATGGGGTATGGGATTAGAGACGGTGGATGACAGCGAATTGGTTTATAACCATACAATTACTCCTACTGTACCAATTAAAATATTTAATGCTGGCAATGTTGAAGTACATCCATTTGAGTCCTATCTCAAAATAACAATAAAAAATGTTGTAGGTACCTTGGGATATTTAATGTTGGTTAATAGCAACGGAAGTTTTATTTATATTATGAAATCTGTGGCAAATAGCGAAGTTTGGATTTTCGATGGGCCTAATGTGAAACGTAATAGTCTAGTAGCTATACAAGATACTTATAAGTCATTTATTCATTTAGATCCAGGTTGGAATACATTTTCTGTCACTGGTTGCACATCCGCAACAATTGAAATTGATTTTAACTATTTATATAGATAACGTTTTAGTTTTAATGTAAAATTTAAAACAAGAGCATAATATGAAAAAGGAGGGATTTTTGTGGTGATGAAATCAATTGGTCCTCAATGGAACAGACAAAACTTGGATAACATTAACGAAAATTTCAATACTTTGAATCAAAATGTAACAAGTGTTCCAGGTTTGATTGCAGATACAAAAGATTTAAAAGAACAAGCTATCGAAACTACAGATAAAGTCATAGCATTAGAAAATAGATTTAGGTTTTATGTTGATATTAATTTAAATGACTGTGTTGTTGCAGGTTTATATTATATTGGGAGTGGGAATAATCAGAATATGCCTCCAGGAAAAGCTAGCGGTATGCTTAAAGTGACAAGTAGTCGTACAAATCAAATTGTACATCAAGAATATACAAGCGCAAGCATAGCGGAGCAAACATTTGTACGTAGATTAAGAGATAATAATTGGTCAGAATGGATTGAAACAACTGTCACTAAGAAACAGATTGATGATTTAGAGAAGTTGATAAATGATGCCGAATCAATTTTATCCGACAGCGTACTGATAAATCCTACATTAACGGATAGCACTAATGGTTGGACTAGAAATGCTGGAAACCCAATTGTAGTGGTAGAACAAGGTGTGCCAACTTTAATAGCTCAAGGTGATGGAAGTCATCAATTATCTCAAATGGTAAACTGGAAAAAAGATCATGTTTATTATATGCAAGTTGAAGTTTATGTAACTGATTATGTTACTGGAAGAATGGGATTACAAGCAAATGGACGCTTTGTTGGTGGAAATGTTATTAATTTAGGTGTAACTCGAGACACGGAAGGTTGGGAATCACTATATACTAATTTTGTTGTGACGGAAGATTATACGTTAGGTGTCTATTATGGATCTATCAGTTCAGCTAATTTAAATGGCAAAGCTAAAAATGCTTATATCGTTGATTTAACCGAAATGTATGGTGCTGGAAATGAACCATCAGCAGTAGATTTTTATAACTTAAAGTTGCCTATGGAAAATGATGGTATTAGTATGAACACTGCAGATGTGTTTAAGGTTTTAGATCATAAAATTGATAATATAGCTACAAAATCAAATATTACTGCAACAGATGCACAAGCCGAACAAGTGTTTTTTGCAGAAATGAATAGAAAATGCCAATTGTGGAAAATGAACGATACAGTATTTAAAAATGCCAGCGGTCTATCTTCAAGTGGTCAAGTATCTAGTGCAAGAGATATGTTACGCTTGACGTTACAAGCGGCGGGTTCTGAACGTAT